TGGTCCGAGATAATGAGGACGGTACATCGATACTAATTGCCCCTTTGGGCTGCTCGAAGTAGTGGTAACCAGCGGCCGGGCCTGCTGCGTGTCCCATGAACGAGCCGGGTGCGTTCTTGTCTACGACGAGTACAAGGCCTAGCGGGTTGCCGTTCCATGTGTTCGCTGCTGCGTTGCCTGCTGCGTTTTGTCCCATGAGGTTAGGTGCGCCCGTGTATGGAAATACCGGACGGTTTTGGTCGTCTACGCTGCTTGAAAGCGCCGCCCAACTGGCGGGTGTTACGAACATGTGGCTAGGCAAGTAGTTCGAGCTTTCGGAGATTTGGCGCGCACCGTCGTAAACGGCTGCTACCCAATCTGCACCTACGGCGGTGTCGGCTACTGATGCTGTCTGAACGATTGCGGCGTGGCAGTTGTCAATGGCGTAGTTGTCGGTTGCCTGTCCGTATGCAATGGCAAGCTGCTCAAGAACGATATTGAGCGATGCGGGATCTGTCCAATCAAGATCTTGCTCGGACATGGTTACGTATGTACCGAATGTGAGTTTAGAAACGTCGGTATTTGACACGGTAACGGTCGAAGGGTCAAGCGTTGTATTTTCGCCTGTTGGCTGCTGCGTTACGACTGGTCGTACCGTAATTTTTGGAAGGCGGAACGTTGCACCAGCTGTAGGCATAGCCCTAGTCCCGATTGCGCTAACAAACGGTCTAATCGGATTAAGTCCGTCGTAGACAGTGCCGGTGATGATTTCTGGCAAAATACCGGGGGTCGAGCTGGTGTCGATAAAAGGCGCGGCAGCTTTAATTTGTGCGTTAATTTGCGCAAACTCTGACGGGCTAGACGCATAGGCGGCCATGTATTGCGCTGCGCTAGGCATAGTGAAACGCTTAGGCGCTTCGGCCCAAATTGGCGCGGTTGGTGTTGCTGCCTCTACGGCTGCTACTTCGGGTGTCTTTTCCATTTCGGGGGTTTCCTCATCTAGTGGGTTTTCTTGATTATTGTCTAAATCGTCGGGGTTGTGGTGGATACTTGCCGACGCATAAACCTCGGTGATTTTTGCGGCGTTAAATGCCGGTTGTGGCACTAACGAAATTTCGTCGATTACAGCTGCCGTGATGCGCATTACGCCGGCGTCGTCGGTTGTCCATTGCTGCGGTGAGATACCTACGGACACGTCTAACACGCCGTCTGCGCTAAGAGTAAGCGCGGTGTCACCCAATGGGGTAGCGCTAATGCGGGCAGAAAATAAAAGTTCGTTAGGGCTTGAGTTATCGAGCTGTGTAACGATGCCGACGGGTTGGCTCGAGTCGTGGAACATGTAAACGCGTGGCATGCGATCAGGCGCGGAAAGGCTGCCCGGTTCAAATAAAACCGTTTCGCCTGAACTTACGGACGCGGTTACGCCATATGGGGCGGCAATGCCCATAATTACACGCTGCCCGGTACGGCTGCCGTCCGGTGCTGCTGCGTCTACTGTGATTGCGGTAGCGGTTAATTTAATCATTAGTTCAAAGGTACTCTAACTGTTTCTTCGATTGTTGGCATTTCGTCGGGCATTTCGCCGCCGTAGCCACCCATATAGTCGGCCGCTAAATACTGTTTAGGGTTTAGCCGTACATAGGTACCGCGCGGGAGTACGTTGTCTCCGCTCAATGTTTGCGATATGCACTCGCTGTAGGCCTTGCATGCAAATAGCCATAGCTGCTGGCGGGCGTCAGCGTTGTTCGAATAATTGTAACCACCAATAGACAAGTTGCATAAAAACCCCGGGATATTGGCTAGGCGTGACATTTCGAGCGCTTGAAAGTTGCGGGCCTCGCTTAATAGCATTTTGTCCGGTGTTGCGCTGGTTTCGCTGTACGTCAAGTGCTCCGAGATTGCGGCAACGCTGTTAGACATGCGGGCCACGTTAAACGATTGCGCCATTTGTGCTAATTCTTCGCTACTTAGAGGCTGGCCGCCAGTTTGTTTAAGTACGCCGGAAGGTTGCACCGCGACCGCGTTACGGTTTGCTGCTTGCTCAAGCTTTAGCGCCGTGTCAATAGCGCGCGGGGCAACGGTTGTAAGCGCCTGAATAGGGCTAATAAATTGTACGACGTCTTTGTAGTCGAGCGGTAAACCTAAAAACATAAGCTGTTTAGACGGGCCAAAACTTACGTTACCTTGCTGATCTAAAGTTGTTACAAGATTTGCCGGTAGACGTTGAAACGACGCGGGGTAGCCGTCGGCCGTCCTAGTTTTGACGTGTAGGTAGCCCACGCCGAAAAAAAATAAATCGTCGAATAACCATGAAAGCGTAAAATTGTTTGTGTTGTCCGGGTCTAACCGTTGTAACCAGCTGCGGGGCGCTAATGGTATTTCTTCCATTTCTTCGCCGTTCCATTGCAAGGTATACATTTCAAGCGGTAGGCAGCCAATGACCGACGCGATGAGATCACGGGCGCGGGAGATAGTCGGTACTGACATACAACGGGCGCGCGCTGCGTCGTCTGCGTATGCGTAATACGGCGGCCCAATTTGGCTAGCGCCTTGATTGCCTTGCTGTTGGTATCCGTAACCTACAGCGGCTTTTACTTCAGGTTCGGCTATGCCGTAAACGGGTTTTGGGTCGCGTCGAAATAAAGCCATAGGCGCATTATGCCACAAGGTTTAGCCGGTTGGGTGGAATTGGGGCGCCCGACGCGCCCCAAAACCGAACTAATGCTAACCGTTAGAGAACGCGACAATAGGTTTAGCGTTATTTGCGGGGCGTGAAACCATGGCGACAGCGAACACCATAGCGCGGCCCATTTCGATAGGGCCACTAGATCGGGCCGATGATAAAGCTACGGTTTGCTGGTGGCGTACAAGTACTGCGCGTTCGGTTTGCTCTACTAAAGATATTTCGCCTGAATGTGCTACGCGACCTTCGACAATTAAAGCGCGTACGCCTTGTGTCCATCGGCCTAGCTCTCGGTAGCCAACTATGGCGCGGCGGCTGTCATATTCCCGGGGGCATGAAATCTCAAACGGTGGCGTAATTGTTAGTTGTAGCGACGGGTCGCGCATTTGTTCCGCAATACGTTCCCACGCTGCCGCAAGGCTGTCTACGTCAAAAGCGACGGTAACTAATGATCTATTGCCGTCTTGTACGGCGCGAACGCCGACATAGCGCGTACCGTCTATCGAAGTTTCTACGGATAATGTCCCGCCTTTAGGTATTGGGTCGGTAGTTGCGCACGACGCCCATAGTCCCGGCTCAAGCCATGCGGTGCTGCTGGCTACCCAAATGTTTACCGATGATCTAAGAAACGCCGACCGGTTAGGTGCTTTAGCTTCGGCGTGTAAAACGTCAATAGTTAGACCACCCCGACCGATGGACGGGTTAGCCATTTTCCATGCCTCGGGGCTCATCGGGTCAAGTGTTGCCGGTGGTGACCATTCGGCAAAATACATAGGGCCAACTTCGCCGGCGTCTATCTGCCGTAAACCCTGACCGCGCCAACGTAGCAACGCATGGCTATTTTGCGTGCCAGCTGTAGAAACCATAAGGCAAATAGGGTTAGTTACGGCACGTTGCGTGGGAAGTAGCCCGGTGTCTATTGCATCTTCGGAAATGTCCCAACATTCATCTATATAAAGAAATGACGCGCTATAGCCGTGACCGGCTTGGGGCGTAGCTGCTCTAACAATCCATCGATGCCCGTGTATTTCTAGTTCGTTACGGCCATACGACCACGAAACTTTAGCGCCAAATTTCTCCTGCAAAATTGGGGCGAGATACTTAAACATTGAAACGGCTAGGTCGAGTTTGTGCGCTACAGAGATAGCAACACAACTACCGCCCCGGCGCGGTGCCTCAATAGTAAGAAACCACCCAATACAAGCTGCACCCAAAAGGCTTTTACCGTTCTGTCGCGCAACCGACAAAAGCGATACCCGGCGTAAAAAATTGTCGTCGTCATCTAAAGCGGTGATGCCATGTAAACAACGGACTTGCCACGGGTAAAGCTCTACGCCTAACACGTCCCTAGCGAAACCCAATATCTCCGTAGCTCGTGATCGGACGTCATCGGGCGTAATCGTTTCTAGTCTTGGCCGGTCGTCGCCAGTTTCGACCACGCTTAGTGGTTCTTGGGATATACGATATGGTGCG